CTAACCGACGTTCGCAGTGTCTGAAGAGTGGGCATTGGAGGCAAGCCTTTCTTTTTCAATAGTTAGTTGGCGGACTTGCTCCTTGAGTTGTCCGATTTCCTCTGCTTGTGCAACTAATTGTCTATCCTTTTCTGTAATTAAAGTTAATAATGTTGGAGCAGCATTTTGTTCCTGCTCTTTGCGTTCCATTTCCTCTACTTCATCAATGCGTTGTTTGAGGATCTCGTCTTCGTTCTCAAACATATATGGATGCTCCCAACTTTCTTTTCCGTCTTCCAAACGAGTAGGTAAAATAGATGATTTGCGGAACATGCTTTCTCCTCTACCTGTTAATAGCCACTCTGGACTTACCAAGTAATTTTCAGACAGAATAGCGAGCATATCTACACCAACATGCATTCGGCCGTTCATAATTTCTGAAAACTTGGCTGTTTTAACGCCAAGTTCTTCAGCAATTTCTCCTTGCGTATGCGCAATATTGTTGGACAAAAGCTCTTGAACAGCCCTTACAAACCGGTAATCTATATGCGTTTTCTGTAAAAATGGGTTTTCGGTGTTCATTTTTTCTGAATTTATTTGGTGGTTATACAGGAATTCTGTATCTTTGCAACGTATTCCATTTGGAAACGCGGCCAAATGTACAAAAAAGGGTCGAGAAAGAAGAATGTTTTATTTAAAAAATATAGAAGTATGAGAACTTACGATGTGTTTTTCAACAGCGAAACGAGCAGCAACAACAAGGGTTGGAAAGCGACCTACGAATACTGCCGGGAGTGGATCCGTGAAAACAACGGAACGACTGAGAGTTATTTTGCCGACTACAAGGGTGGGACTGTATCGATAGTTTGCAACGAGACAGGTGAAACCGTGTACGAGGATAATGTAAGGTAACAGATTGCAGGATAACAAGGCGGATGGCTCGGATAGCAGGTTCGCAACCTCCGGGTTCGATTCCCGGCATCCGTTCAAAGTAGTAACAAATAAAAAGTGAGATTATGAAGATTAACAAGGAACAACTAATTGACGCTCTTGATTTCACGGCAAAAGAGTATCACAAAAAGACACAAGGACATAACGGTTATAGCTCATTTGATGAGTTTATAAAAGGAATATTGTCTTCTTGCGAGGATTGTAATGGCACTTTAGAAGACGCCGTCTTTATAGCGAACGACGCTTACGAAAAACTTTAATAAACTTAACGCTGCGCTATCGGCATGACGGGCAAAAAAACATGATAAAAGATTACACAAAAGCAATTATCAGAGAGGACTACGACAAGTACTATAATTACAAAGACGCACCATCTTTACGAGAGTATGTTGAGACAGAGGCTGAAAACGCCCCCGGATTCTTCGCTTTCCTTTTTCAAGATAGCAACATCGAAGGCTACTCCGACCTCACGGAAGCGCAAAAAGTAGAATATAAAGAATACTTGAACTCATTGTAAAATGGTAAGACATGAACAAGAATTTATTAGACCGAGTAAGTGTTGAGAAAATAGATGCGCTGGTTGACGCCTTAAGCGGGGTGATAAGTAGTATGCGCATTACAGGAGAGAATAGTGCTACTTGTTTTTGTAATGAAGCATATTGGGCATGTTATTCTTTAAGAAATATGATGTTTGCATCTCTAAGACGTCGTGAACAAAAATCAACAGGTGATTAGATTGTAGGATAACCCAAGGCGGCTACGTCCGAATGGTAGCGGACATTTGAGGGAGCAACGGGGTTCGATTCCCCACCGCCTGCGATAAACATTAATAATTAAAAAAGTGAGATTATGAAGACAAGAAGAAACGCAAGGCACTATGAAAGTCAGGAAAAGTATGCGGAGGCGTTGAACGCTTCGCAAAAAAATGACGGCATCATTCGTTGTTATCGTCCGACAAGAGCAGAAGAGGGTCCTCAAGAAGACATTGGACTTGTGTTCCGATTGCTCCGTCGAGTAGATTGCTTAGAGCAAGAACTAACTGCGATAAGGAAACAACTGAGCGAAATCGCTTGCAGGAACGCTGAAGGGAGATGTGCAGTTTTACATAGTCAACAGCCTTCATCTCGGCCTCCTCATCAGGATGGTAGTAAGAGAAAGATAGCTTACTTGGTATTAGAAGAAGATTTAATACAGGTAGAATGTTTTGCTCGGCAAATTCACGAAGAGCCTGTTCGCTTTTCTCAGATGCGACGCGCTGTTGATGAACTGTGATAGTTGCTTTGAATAGAAATTTGGTTGTATCCATGTTGTTCTATTTGGAATTTGGCTATAAAGTTAGTAAAAATAAACGAATTAAATTAAGTGAGATTATGAAAAAGTACATTCACATACAAAAAGCGGACCGCGAGTTTATCGCGAAGGCTTTGGGCATTACCGAGCGTACTATTTTTAACGCTACTCATTTCGAGAACATGAGCGAGGGTAATGACCTTGCGAAGAAGATACGCACGCTGGCATTGCAGCGTGGTGGCATCGTGATGGTGGACGCCCCAGAGTGGGAGGTTTTGCATGATGCTGATGGTTATATGCGCCAGTATCTTGGTGAAGTTCTATTGGAGTTTTCAAAGGAAAAACCCACCTGCGATGTGTACAAGAAAGGTGAGAAAGTTCGCCATTACGACAATGTGATGACGAGCGACATTCAGGGCATTCAGGATTGGGCTTCAACACTTAGATAAGGGAGGCACGCGATGGAGTATTACGAAGGTAAATGGTGCATATCGGCGCGTGAGTTGGTGGATGGTGGTGTCGTCAGTGAGGCGAACTACCAGAACTGGACCCGGCGCAAAAAGGTCGATATAGCTCGTCGCGGTGGCGGTGCATCGGGCAACTGTGCATTGATAGTCGTAGATAGTCTTCCTCGCGTTTACAAGGAAAAGGTTAAGGATCTCTATCCTGACGGTGCGCGGACTCACCTTCGACTTTGGATAATGGAGAACTACGAGACCGACCAGGCCGCTGTTGCATTTTTTCACGATAAGGAGAAGACAGGGGTGGATTTGCATCAATATCCCGAGAAGATCAGGGAGTATGTGACGAATGCGAGCGTGCTAAACTGCTGCATCAAACTCTACGACCGCGCCTCGACAGCCCGGCGACTGTTGGGCGAGAAGTACAACTGGAACTACATGGCTGACACCATCGACGCGCTGCGGTCAGAACTCGGACACACGCTGCCTACGAGCACGCTGCGGTTCAGAAAGAAGGTAAACGAGTACAAACGCGAAGGATATGGCTGCCTTATCAGCGGCAAGTTCGGCAACCAGAGCGCGCGGAAGGTAGATTACAAGACCGAACAGCTGATACTCGGGCTGGCCGTGCTGCCCAACAAACCGTTCAACACGAATATCGCTGAAATGTATAACATGTTCGTATGCGGCGAGCTGGAGGTGTATGACCCGAGTACCGGAGAGTTGATGAATCCTGACGATTTCACTGATAAGAAGACCGGCGAGCCTAAAGAATTGAGCGAAACAACTATCAACAACTACCTGAACAAGCCGAAGAACCGCGTGTTGGTGGAACACGCCCTAAGCAGCTGGACAACCTTCATGCACGAGCAGATGCCACATGTTCACCGTCATGCCCCTGAGTTCTCACTGAGTAAGATTTCTTTCGATGACCGCGATCTACCGCGCAAGCTGAAGGACACGAAAGCCCGTCCTAAGGCATATTATGCTTACGATGTGGCCAGCCAGTGTGTCGTTGGTTTCGCCTACAACCGCAACAAGAATGTGGACCTGGTGGTGGAGTGCTTCAGGAGCATGTTCAGACTTCTGGAGCGCAGGGGCTGGAACTGTCCGGCGCAGGTGGAGGTAGAAAATCACCTGATGAGCCAATGGAAGGAGTCTTTTCTGAAAGCCGGTGTGCTGTTTCCGTTCGTAAGATTCTGCGCCCCGCAGAACTCGCAGGAGAAATACGCCGAGCCTATGAACGGCGCAAAGAAGCGCAGCATCGAGCACAGGAACCATCTGGGAATCGGCCGTTTCTACGCCAAGGACCATCACTACCGGACGGAGGCGAAGAAGGTGTTCGACGAACTTAACGACACCTATGAGGACAAGCAGTATTACAGCTGGGACGAACTCATTGCTGACGATATGAGGGACGTGATGGAGTTTAATAACTCACTTCACCCTAATCAGAAGAAATATCCCGGCATGACGCGCTGGCAAGTGCTTGAGGCGAACCTGAACCCGACATTGCAGCCCCTTGACAAGAGCGTGCTGGCGCGTTTCATCGGTGAGCATGTGGAGACAAGCATCCGCCGCAACAGTTACTGCCGCGTGGCCTACACCGACTGGTGGCTGAGCGACGTGAGCGTGCTGGAGAAACTTGCCCCGAACAACTGGAAGGTGGATGCCTACTACCTGACTGATGAGGACGGCAACGTGAAAAATGTGTACATCTATCAGAACGACATGCTCATAGACGAGCTTCAGAACGTCGGTACGTTCAATACGGCAGAATGTGAGCAGACTGAGGAGGATAAGGAAATTTTCATGCAACAGCAGAAGAAAATAGCCAAGTTCAACAAGTATGTCGAGGACAATGCCATTGGCAGACTGGGAATATTGAAGCCATCCCCACAGATGCAACAGGAGGAACCGAAAGAGGTTATTTCCATCGCCCCGCAGGAAGAAGTTCCCTTTATATCATTTCCAAGTGCATCGAGCCACGCTGTGGCAGACATATAATTTTGTTATAATGGAGTTTTAATCGTGTTAGAATATGATTAGTGAGACACAGAAACATCGGATTTTGGAGGCGATAGCCGCCAACCGCAAGAATTATCCAAGTGACGCTAAGCACGCCTCGGCATTAGGCATATCGGCCAGCGTCTACAATGGCTTGAAGAAGGGTCAGACGGATAAGGCCCTTAGCGACGCCAACTGGGTGAACATCGCCCGGAGGTTAGACGTGAACCTGCGCGAGACGATTGAATGGAAGGGCGCGCAGACGGAGACCTTCAAGTACATCAGCATTCAGCTGGAGGCGTGCCAGGAGCGCAGCCTTAGCGTAATACTCTGCGACCTGCCGAACATCGGCAAGACCTTTACGGCTCGCTGGTACGTGAACGAGCACCGCAACGCCGTATACGTAGACTGCTCACAGGTGAAGACGAAGCGGGCGTTGGTGAAGAAGATAGCTAAGGAGTTCGGCGTAGGCACAGCGGGCAAGTATCAGGACACCTACGAGGATCTTGTGTATTACCTGCGCTCAATGGAGCGTCCGTTGGTGGTGCTGGACGAAGCCGGGGACTTGCAATATGAAGCCTTTCTTGAACTGAAAGCCCTGTGGAACGCCACGGAAATGTGCTGCGGTTGGTACATGATGGGCGCGGATGGTCTGCGTGCGAAGATAAACCGCATGGTGGAATGTCAGAAGGTAGGTTATGCAGAGATATTCTCACGCTACGGTGGCAAGTATAGTAAAGTGACGCCAGATCAGGAAGACGACCGCAAGGCGTTCCTGCTGGAGCAGGCCCGCGTGGTGGCGACAGTGAATGCCTCGAAAGGCACGGATATAGGCCAGATTGTACGCAAGAGTGGCGGTGGGCTTAGGAGAGTATATACGGAAATTGAAAAACTGAAGAAAGGAGCATAATATGACAAACATTGAGATTCTGACACATCAGGCGTTGCAATCAATCGACTGCAAGATGTGTGACCAAAATGAAATAAACTGGGAACAACGCAGGTATGAGATTGCAAAAGACCTTTATATTCAAACCTGTCAACAGGCAAAGTTGGAGGGTGATAATACCGCTGCAGATGTGTTCCGAAGTGCGGCGTGGTTATCTCGCGTGGCAGCCGATTACTTAATAGAGGTTCTGAAAAAGTAGCTATGGCAAAGCGAGCATATAGTCCGAAGGAGATCGCGAAGAAGACGTACAAGACACTCCCGTGGGGTGGCCGTTGGGCGGAGTGTTTCGGCTTACCGGAAGAAAACTCCACATGGTTTATCAGTGGCGCCAGTGCTGCCGGGAAGAGCTCGTTCGTGATGCAGCTGGCCCGTGAGCTTACTCATTACGGGCAGGTGCTGTACGCGAGTTATGAAGAAGGTGTAAGTCAGAGTTTCCAGGATCGTATCAAGCTGTTTGAGATGGACAAACGGCAGGGTTGGTTTCGGGTGGTGACGGAGGACACGATAGAAGACCTGACCGCACGGCTGAAGAAACGGCACAGCGCGAAGTTCATCATCGTTGACAGTTATCAGGAGAGCGGCTGGGAATGGCCGGAGACGAAGAAGCTGATAGAGACCTTTCCTCGGAAGAGTTTTATCTTCATCAGTATGGAAGCCAAGGGACAGCCATTGGGCAAGCCTGCGCTCCGACTTCGTTACAAGGCGGGTGTGAAAGTAAGGGTAGTCGGTTTTAGGGCTTATTGTCAGGGACGTTTCAATCCCGATGCGGGCAACAGTTTCGTTGTGTGGGAGGAAGGTATATTGAGAACAAGCAATAACATTTAAAGGTAAAAGGGTAAAACGATGGCAAGTAAGCGAGATAACCTGCTGTACAGGTTGAGGAAAAAGGGTATAAGGGTGCTGATACGTGAACGGATTATATTCCTTCCTTTTGACGGCGCGCCTTTTGAAATCATACAGGTGAAGCGGCTGTGTAAGGAGTTTCGTTTTCATGTACAATTAGAAATTGAGTAAAAAATATGAGCAAGGAAAAACGAATAAAGAAAGTATATATCGCAGGAAAGATAGGTGAGGATATTCTTAGCGATACAACTCGCAAGAAATTTGCAGAGGCAGAAGCGTGGTTGAAAGCAAAAGGATATAAAGTGTTTAATCCGACTCAAAGCGGGCTTGGCATCATGGCAGAGAACTACGCAAAGGCATGTGGCACGAACTTCTATGAAGAGATACTTCTTCTTGACATTATGCAACTGAAACGGTGTGATATCATCTGTTTGCTTCCTGACTGGCACGAAAGCCAGGTGCCTTGGCTGAGTTTTTCTTCGCTAAAGCAATAGGTAAGAAAATAAAACAGATTACAATGTTTGAAAATAAAATAGTAGATTGGATATGAGCAAGGAAAAACGAACAATCGAAATTGCCCCAAGACTGATAAGTCCCGGCGGGCGTATGACGGAGGTGTTGGAAAGCCGTGGGCACGCGTGTAGCTGTTGTCAAGGCAACGGCTATTTTTGGCAGGAGAACGTATATCGGGAACGGTATAAGCAAGAATGCCCCGTGTGTAAAGGCAGCGGACGGCTTGATGCGGTGGTGACTATAGAATGGAAAGCGGGAGAAAGGTAAAAAGGTAAAAAAGTAAAAGGGTAAAAAATATGAAGCAGACAATAAAAACATTGAAGCAGTGGGAAAAATCGGGAAAGGACTTAGACGAGTTCCTGTGTCCCGGTGATTGGATAAGTGAAGATTTGTGTAACTATATCGGCGAAATCGTTCCTCCTTATTATTGCTCTTGCGACTTCGTTCAGGGTGGAGATCCGATTAAATCTGAAGACAATGTATTGTTTTATTGCACCTGTTACAAAACAGAAGACAACAGATACTTATACCTCGGAGTTCTTCCAGAGTTCAAACAATAAAAACGCTAAAGATATGGAGAAGTTAAAGTATTATTCGATGATACAGAGTGACAAGCCGGAATGGCTGTTGAGGTTGCAGTTTGAAGTCAGTCAGCATTACACACTGCGTGGCATTGAGGACACTCCTGAAGAGTGGCTGGCATTGCAGGACTTCGTGGACGCTTTCATTCGCAGTCTATACATCCGTCGGGATATCATGGTGAAGAGCGAGGTGGCTGCGGATCTGCAGACGGAGGACGGCAAGACGCAACTGCTCATCAAGCGGAACGGGAAGACGGTACAGGCGTATTACATTGAAAAGTAAAAGAGTAAAACGATAAAAAAGTAAAATATAAGATATGGAAAGAGTAAAAAGCATTGAACAGCTTCAGAAAGGAAACAGAATAGTGAGAGTACAGGGTGGTAATGTTGAGATCTTGGAATTTATTTGCCCTCACCCTCATCACGAGAAGTACTCTGTATTCTTAAACCAGAACTGGGACGGACTGCCGAAATTTTACAATCCTCGGCTTGAAAGCGAAAAATGGTATCTGTTTCACGACACGACTGAAGAATGGGATGAAATAATCGACATAAGAATGGCGCAACTCAGAAAAGAGATAGAGAACATTGAAAACTATCGTAAGAACGAAAAAAGGAAAGAATAAGAAAATCTACATCAGCGGCGCGATAGCGCACTATGACATAATGGGAATAAGTTTTACATCAATTTAATATAAGCATTATGAGCAATTTTTTAGACGAAATCAAGAAGCGTATTCAAGTGTGGCACGAGCAGCGTGCTCAGCGTATCGAGGCGGAGCGTCAGGCACTGCTCGACGCGGAGGCACGTGAAGCCGTGCAGGTAATGGAATTCAACGGCAGGCTGTACATCTGTGTACACGGCAAACCACTGTTTGACATCGACATCTTCAAAGGCAGCGTGGCCGAGGTCGTAGCCAATGGCCGTAGGGCTTATAAAGACTGGAAGGAGGAGAAATTATGGGAAAAGTAAATATTGGACCACGATATTATCGTGTTACTGCCATCATTAAACCGGAAGGGTTTAATAAGATATTATTGGAGGGGCTTTTTGTTTATGGAAAAGAGGCATATACTCTTTCGGAAATCAAAAAGAAATGCTGGGATTTCCTCAAACCTCAGATAAACTTCGAAAAATATGGTATTGACCCAGAACAGGTAAGAAAGGATATTAAACTTACATCGCTGCCGTGTGATTTCTTGCTCAATGCGGACCAAAAATAGGAATTATGGAAGAAGGTTTTAATTACGCACGGTTTTATACTCTGCTGAAGAAATTGCCTGGAGCGGACAAGGAGACGCTGGTGTATTGTTCCACCATCGGGAGGACAACAAGCCTGCGCGAGATGACTTCAAAGGAGTATGACGAGATGTGCGCCTCGATGGAGGAGCAGATAGGCTGGAAGGCGCAAGTGAAGAAGAAACGCAGCCTTTGCCTGAAGCTGATGCAACAGGCTGGTATTGACACGACTGATTGGCAGCGCATCAACGATTTCTGCCGTCACCCGAAGATTGCAGGGAAAGTATTCGCCCGGCTGAATGTAGCGGATTTGGACGTACTTCAGACAAAGCTGCGCAGCATTATACGCAAAGGCGGACTGAAACCGAAGCCGGCACGAGATGAACACAGGAATACGACCTCGTTCGTCTATATCCCGATGAACAATATAGCAGAAAGTTAGACAAAATGACATCAAGAGAATTTGTAAAACGCTCTATGGAGCGCATTCGGGAACTCGGTAAGGACATGAGCAATGAGGATTATAGCAACAGCCTTGAGCAACTTGCCTATGAACTTGAAACCGAACGGCAGGAAGTGAACTGGCAGGTATTAACCAGTGAGGGAAAATTTATTTAATAATTTATAAGAATATAATTTATGAGAACAAAAACAAGCAATTGGTTTGAAGTCAAGATGCGCTATGACAAAGTGCATGAGGACGGGTATGAAAAGAAAGTGACCGAGAGTTATGTGGTCGAGGCTCTTTCATTCGGAGAGGCAGAAAAGACGGCTATTGAGTTCCTTGGCAGCTATGTGTCCGGAGAAATTCAGGTTGTAAACATCAACCCGATGAAATTCCAAGAAGTGTTCTTCAACGAGCAAGAGTCATGCGACCGATACTACAAAGCCATACTTCAGTTTATCACCATTGACGAGAAAACGGAAAGAGAAAAGCACACGCAGGTTTACTATCTGGTGCAGGCTTCTTCTTTCGACAACTGCAAGGACACTATCCGAACGATTATGGACGGCACCATGATAGACTATCAGATTGCTTCAGTAGCAGAAACCAAGGTTATTGATGTGATAGAACACGAGTTATAAACCCTATAAAAAGAAAAGACAATGGCAACAAGAAAAAAGAAAGTAATCATCACAGGCGTGAGCAGAGAAGCCGCCGATGAAGCGTTTGCAACCTACGCTAAAAGCGATGCACAGGTACAGAAAATCAATGCGGACATCGAGCTGCAGTGTGCCAAGATCCGTGAGAAGTATGCAGACAAGCTGGCGACCCTCACCGAGGGGAGGGACAAGGCTTTCGATACCCTGCAGGCTTTTGCCACGGAGAACCAAGCCGAGCTCTTTGCCAAGAAGAAGAGCCTCGACATGGCTCACGGTACCATCGGTTTCCGTACAGGAACACCGAAGCTGAAGACACTGAAAGGCTTTACTTGGGCGAGTGCGCTGGAATTGGTTAAGGAGTTCCTACCTGACTATGTTCGTCAGACATGGGACATCGCCAAGGACAAGCTGCTTGCAGACAGGGAGAGTTGCGTTCAAGAGCCCGGCAACCCTCTTGGTCCCGGCAAGTCTATGTATGAGCAGATGGCCAAATGCGGCATTCAGGTAGTGCAGGATGAAGCCTTCTACGTGGAACCCAAGAAGGAGGAAAACGAATAAAGGTAAAAAAGTAAAAAAGTAAAAAGGTAAAAAAACGAGATTATAGCCCGTGAGGGTGGTTTCATACGTTGTATTTTAAATTAAACAAAAACGGGGGCAGCGGCCCCCTCTCCGGGCGGAACGGTTCATGCAGAAAAGGTTCGATTCCTTTACCGCCCACGTTGACGTTAACACACAATTCATATATGAGAAGAAAAGACAATCAAAGACGGCCTGGGCTGTCTTACATGCGACGGGTTGCGGAGGTAAACGAAATCTATGACAAGTATGTGCGTACGGGACTCTCTAATCGGGAGATCTGGCGTCGTTATATCTATCCCCGGTTTATGATCAGCGAGCGGGCTTTTTACAAGATCCTGAAAGCGTCCGCAAAGATTGATGAACAAACGGCACGTGTTATTGAGCCTTATCTGAATTTTGATTTTTCACCCGATCACTCATGAACGATATAGCTGTTGTCTTTCGTCGCATTCTGAAAGATATTCAGGTGGATATGAAGGACGAATTCGATAAGAACTTCGAGCGTCAGGGCTTTTTCTCGGAAAAGTGGGCACGCCGGAAGAGTCCGCTTCGCCCGGGGCGGGCCACGCTCGTCAACACGGGCGGTCTCAGGCGGAGCGTTCTTAGCCGTGTGACCGCCGATGGCGTAACATTCTATTCGACCCACTCCGCGGCAGAGATACATAACGAGGGCGGTGAAATCAAGGTGACGGCAAGAATGAAGAGTTATTTCTGGCATCGCTATTACGAGGCGGTCGGCGGTTTCGGACGGAAGAAGAACGGTGAAGTACGCAACGACAAACGCACCCGGCAACTGACTGGCGAGGCTGCCTTTTGGAAGTATATGGCCCTGATGCGTGCAGGCAGCGTTATTCGTATACCGAAACGGCAGTTTCTGGGTGCCTCGCCCGAAGTCGAAAGGGCTGTGACGGAAATCATCGAGAAGCGGCTGAGTGAGTATTTTAACAACGAATTTAAACTGAAATAAAACAATGGAAATAAGAAAGGAGCTGTATGCCGCCATCCGGACAGCGATGGCAAAAATAGAGGAAGTGAAGCACATCGACTTGTGGAATCACAATGTGGAGTTCATTGAGGAGGAAGCGGGCTGGGAACGCCCCGCTGTGTTTGTGGAGTTTGGTCCGATAGCCTGGCAGCCCTATGTTGGCGGCGGCTATCGCGGTGATGGCAGCGTTCGGCTGCACATTGTTACGGACTGGATGGAAGGCGGTCAGGAAGCAGCCTGGGATTTGATAGTCAAGATCCGGGAGGCTATGGAGAGAGTGTACGGCTACGGTATCCACGGCCTGTATTTGACGGAGACCTTGACGAACCACAACCACGAGGACATTTTGGAGAGCATCGAGGGGTATGCCGTGAAAGGCGTGTTATAAACGGAACCTCATTCAAGAAAAAGCCTGTCGAATTTCTTTTCGACAGGCTTTTTTAATGGAATATGAAAAAATATTGTTCGTTTTGTTGTTTGTATGGAAATAATGACTATATTTGCAGTGAAGTAAAGCATTGAAGGAATGGCATCCTGGCTATTTAGACCTAACCGCCGCCCTCGGTGTAACGATATTAGCGCATTGGGAATGATGAACTGGCAATTGAGTCCTAACTATCGCCCAATGCGTTTTTTATATATCATTTATAGAATACAGGAAATGTGTTATACGGATAAATCCATTGTCTTTCTTATCAGCTTTCCTTGCCACATTCAATCTTACCTTTTGCCCTCTGATTTCTCCTTCATAATAATAGAACCGGTCTATGCCGTCTGTTCTTGGATGCGTCAGTGGCGAGGATTCTATAAAGGTAGCCTTGCGCAACACTTTATCTAAAGATGCCAAATCGTCCTTTTCGAGTATCTTTGACCTCCCGAACGTATCGGAAAAGAGGTGTTTATTGCCGTATGTGGAGAAACCAACCTTAATCGTTCCCTCCCCGACGGGCTTTTCATGCTTCACCTTGAGCAGCGGTTTCATCTCGTGCAGGTAATGTATGCGTTCAATGGCGCGCTGCGATTTTGTCTTGTCGCCGTAACATTGTCTTACCAGCCGGCACGCTGCGCACAACTCATTATCGGGCACGAAGGCAAGTTTCGTATTCCCTTTAGCAAGGTCGCAATCGTTGCACCGCTTGATGCTGTAAGGGTTGTAGTCGGGAAACGCCTTGCGCTGCTTTCCGGCATTAAATCGGAAGATACCTCGTTTGTCTTTTGCAAGGGCCTGTTCGCCGCGCGCGTATGCTTCTTTTTGCGGCGTGGGCGCGTATTTGCCTTTCCTTACCTGCACGACCGTACAGCGGCAGTTCCACGAGTTTGGCGGCATGTAGGCGTCCCAGAAAGGATCGGAAGGTGGCAGCGTCGTACCGTTGAGCGCTGCGTGCTCGGGGCGTACATGGTCGTCGCCCGCGGTGCGGTATTGCAGGTTGTATTCGTCGCCGGCAGCTGGAACTGCTCCCACTTAGCCGCCATGGCCGCGGAGGCATGGGCAAAGTTGTATTCGGCACGGAGGTAGTTTCGGTTATAGGTTTCGTCGACCTTTTGAACATCATTCAGGAACTGTTCGAATGGCTTTCGATTGCCATTCTCATCAAGGAGCAACGGGAACGCCTCATTGAGTTCGTGAAAAGTCTTGAGTCCGGAGAAAACATAGGTGGACTGCTCGAGGCGTTCGCGCATCGTGTCTGACATCTTTGTCTGCAGGAAGGCACTGTTTAGCATGTCTGCATGTGTCTCTATAAAGGCCTGTGTCTCGTCTGACGCAATGATGTTTATATCCAATGATGCCCCTTTCTGCTTAAAGAGCCCTTTCATCATAGCCTTGAAAGCCGATCGGAGCCGCTCTTGTTGCTTCTCATCGATTTTCCCGGTGAGTGTAACGTCGGCATGACCATCGTTTAGGATTCCGGCATAGCGACTGTGCAGCCCCACATAATCGGTGGGGCTCAGTCGAAAAAAGGTAATCCCTCCCCGGCCCTCCCCGAAGAAGAGGGAGTATTTCGGGACATTTTCTTTTTATCGTTGCTTTGTGGCTCTCCTCCTTGGGAGGGGGCGGGGGAGGTGGGAAGCAGGTTATTTTCCCTGCGCTCGCCCACGGGCATGGCATACTTCTTCGCGAAATATTCGCCGTCGACCTCGAAGCGGTCGGCAATCATCGTCTCGTAGGCTACTTGCTGCTCGGGTGTGTAGTCGATAGAGTCGTTCCAGTCGAAGCGGCAACCCGCGAGTGGGAAGCCATGCTTCACCATGCGCGGCAGGAGTTGATTATTGATGATGTCACGCAGCATGTCGGCATCGGCCTCTACGAGGTTCTGCAGCACCTTGAGGTGGGTTTGACTCTGCGAGAGCGATGAACCATCCTCAATGGTCATGGTCTGTCCGATGATGAGCTTCGATATTTCGGAGTTGGCCCGGCTGACGCGCTCATTGTAGACATTGTAGGCATCGGCGCGTGTGGACTCGATGAACTCGAGCTCGGTGTCGAGCGGCATTACCGCCGTCTGCGAGGCCCCGGCGTTGACGAGCATCTGGTTGAGCCGGTCAATTTCCTTTTTATCGCGCGAGGAAGTTTTTGCAATGCGCATGGGCATGCCGAAGATCTCACCGAAGTTATCCCAGAACGCGAGCATGTTCTTTTTCGGTATCGTGTGCAATGTGGCTTTCAAAAGCAGACCGAGATCGTCAGGCTTCCCGGCTTCGATAAGGCTGTCAGTGATGCCGGGGCTGCGATAGTCGATACCGGCATGCCAGTCCTGCCCTGGCTCGGTGATGACGCGGCCGTATTCGGGAATGACATGCTTGCGCGGAAGGAGGGTTACTCCGGTATAGGTCATACCCGGCGTGCCCGCGCCGACGATGTCGCCGAGCTCAATGAGTGAGTGCCCCCAGTAGGTGGAGTCGAGCACAAGCAGGCAAAGGTCCTTGAACCAGGCGTGATCGAAGTAGGCCAAGAGGTCGGGGTTGTCTTCTTCCTTGCCGTCTACGATCTTGAACGACTTAGCTATGACGAAGCCCTCGCGCTGGCGTATGCAGCCCGAGAGGTGGGCGTCGGCATCGGTGTCGCGGTAGATGTCGTAGAGCGGCCCCCGGTTGGGGTTGTCAATATTGATGGCCGCCTGCCATGCCCGGCGCCAGTCGGCGATGTCCTTTCGCGTGAGCGCGTCGGTGTTCCGTTGAATCTGTGTGATGATATGCTTCACCTGCTGTCTGCCGTCTTCCTTTGCGAGGTTGATGGTGCCGTAAGGCGTGTGCAGGATAGACCCCTGTGTGTCACTTCTACGGAGCGAAGCGAATAGGTTTTTGATATTCATGTGATTTGTCTTTTATAAATTCGGTTTACCAGTTATGCCTAAGCGGCTTTTGCGAATGCCACATCACGCCCATGCCCGAAGGCTCGCCCGTGGCGGCATCGGTGGCCATAGGTAGGTCCGGGACAATCTTGCCGGCCTGCACACCTTCGAGCCACTTTATTGCCCGTTCGTAGCGTTCCTTTCTGATTTCGCTGCCCATCTTTTGCGGCATGGCCGATGCCATGTGATATAGGGCGATGTCGCAGGTGTACATCACGATGAGTCGGTTACGATTGTCGCCCTCGGCCTCGAATGTGGCCTTACAGTCGTAAACCGGGCGGAGGTACGACGCGATTTCCTCTATGGCTTCAACCTCGGCATTGGCGCGGTTCTCCGCGGAGGCCTGCGAGACAACCTTTAAGGCCGCCTCGCCTATCACTACGCGATAGTCTTCATCTGTTATAAACATAAGCCTACATTGTTATATATAATGCCTTTCGTTCGAGGTCTTGGGTGGTGGTTCCCTTGCGGAATACCCCGCACGAGACGAACTTCCTTACTTCCTGTTTTGAAAGCACTTCGAACTTCCCGCCTATCACGAGGACCATGTGCTTACGATGTGTGATGTGGCGTAGATAGTCCGCCTTTCTGACCGCCCGCTTGTATTTCCAAGCGCGGATAATGTCTTGAATTAACTTTCTCATTTTTACCAACTGTTTTTTGAGGTTTGTCGTTTGCTGAATACCGGCTGAAAACTTTCCTGTCTTGTCGTTCGTTGCAGCTGCCAAATGGCCCCTTCATCGGCGTCGGGGGCATCGTCGTTTCCGGACATGCCCTTCTCGAAGGCCAGCGTCTGTTCGATACCCGCCTGCATGTCCGGGTCCTCCTTCTGCGTGCTGTCATAAAAGACAAAGCCCCGTTCCCACAACGGGCTGATGGCCTCGACGCGCTGGAACTTGTCCGGCTTCTTGCGCTTGTCGCCCGTGATGGGCAGCTGATAGCCGCGCTGGTTGCCCTCGATCGTAAAGTCGTCGAGGATTATATCCTGCATGAAGCTCGCTTCCATCATAAAGCGGATAGCGATACCCGTTTCAAGGCTCCACTCGTAGAGGTCGTAACACCAGCGCACGAGCTCGGCCACCGAAGCCTTACGCACGAAGCGCGCAGGTGCCACAGCTGCGACTTGTGCTTGCCCCAAAGTTTTGCCGCTTTGGTATCGTTAGTCTTCTTGCTTTTCCACGACGGGTCGATGTAAAGTACCAGTTCGTCGAACTCCCGCCATGCCGGCGCTTGGCATATTTTATCCACTCCTGCTTGAATACCGTGCCCTCGATGATAGGATTGTGCATCATCTCCTTGTTCCATGCACGATAGCCCACGAAGTCGGCATAGCCCCGCGCCTCTTCCTTGGTCCATTTTTCGCGCCATGCAGGGTTCCCCTCACTGTCGACGGCATATACCGTAGAGACGTGCACGCCCTTCGTCTTGCAGATGTTTGCCAGTACCGAAGTCTTCGAAATCAGGTTGCCGACCATGATGAAGCGGCCGCGGCCTACATCGAGCGCGCCGAAGAGCGCTTCTTTCACCCAGTCTGTCACCTCACGCACGCGGCGCGGGTTGCGACAAAGCTCGTCGTCGTCGAGGTCATCGATGACAATGTAATCAGGGCGCGCCTCCCGCTTGCGAAGACCGCGCGGCGACTGTCCGCGTCCCACGGCAAGGAAGTGCATCCCGTCCTTGGTGGTAAATTCGCCTTCCGTCCAGTCGCCCATCGACATCTGCTTTCCGAAGTCCGCGATAATGCGCTTGTTATAGCCAAGCTCGGCTTGAATGTCCCCGAGCAGTCGGTTTGCGCTATCCTCGGACTTGCCGACAACGACCATGAAGTCGATGAGCCGCTTGGGCTGGAACATGAGCCACAAGGGCGTGAAGATGTCCATGTGGGTCGACTTGGCGTGGCCGCGCGGCCACTTGAATACCGCTTTGAGGTTCGGCGTGTTCTTGACTTTGTTAGCTGCTGCGTTGTGGAACGGCGCATTGTGCACGATACGGATAATCTCTCCCGTAACCTTATCACGCAATTGCAGGAAGTGTGGGAAATAATACTCGCAGAAGGCAGCATAGTCCTTCTGCAGACGGCGTATGCGCTGTTCTTTCTGTACGGAGCTCTCGCGGACAAGACTCTTCGTATCCGTTATACTCTGTATCTGCTGGCAGTGCTCCTGCCACTCCTGCTGCATCTGTTTTAGTTCTGTAATCGTCGCCATAGCGTATGTTTATAATGTGGATGGGTTCTGCATGCGCTCCATCAGGAACTTATTCTGGTACTTATTGATGGCCTTGATAAGCTCCGGCGTGATTTCCGGATCGTAAGAGGCCTGGTCCTGAATCCACCGATTGAACGCCATGAAGACTTCGATGGCGTCGATGACGTTCGCCTTCTTGTCGAGTTTCTCGATTGTGGCCGACAGTTTGGAGAGCTTGTCGGCCAGCGATCCGATGAGTGTCGGATCGTTTGACTTATTCACGCTATCAATCAGCCCGTCGATGGTGAGCAATAGTTTATTGACAAGTTCCGGGCGCGATATGTTCTTCGCGGCGCGCGCTTCCTTCCACCCCTCGGTATTGACCCACCGGGAGACGGTGACGCGGGAGACGTCGACTTTCTCTGCGATTTCGTTTTGCTCCATGCCCGAAAGGTATAGCGACCGTGCGAGCGATTTTTTCTTTTCTGTGTCTTTTGTCATTTCGTTGCAATTTGTTTGAATTATACATGCAAAATTGGGTTAAAATATCGGCATAAAAAAGAAAGTGTGAACCGCGCTCAGGGTATACCGAACCGTGCTCCCTGTTATTTTGCGACATGGGAATAATACGCTAATATTGCATCGTAAATCGACAGTCGGCGGTGCTCGACATAGTTGAAAACATGTTTTCACTCTGCTCTTTCTTGCACGACTGTTACAGCATAATATTCACAAAAAACAATGGGAAAAAGAGTAAGAATTTCAAACGACCGACTGAACAGTTATGGTTTTCGCGTACTGACCTCGGGAATCGACGTGGAGCAGTACAAACGGAATCCCGTCTTGCTATATATGCACGAGCGCGGTAACGTGGTGGGCTACGTGAAAGACCTGAAGGTGGAGAATGACGAAGTAACCGGCGAGCTGATGTTCGACTGCGCTTCGGAACAGAGCGAGCGTTGTCAGAAGCAGTTCGAGTTCGGAAGCCTCCGGATGGTGAGTGCGGGGCTCGAGATCATCGAGACGAGCGAAGACCCGGCTGTGCTGGTAGCGGGCCAGACGCGGCCTACGATTACGAAGAGCCGCCTGTTTGAGGTGAGCGTGGCCGACGTCGGGGCGAACGACGACGCTATCGTACTGGAGAAAGACGGCAAGCGAATAACATTAAGTAAGGACGGAGCCTGCGAGCTTCCTCTTATCAATTCAAATAACAATCAAAAAGAAAAAGAAATGGAGCAGAAAGTCATTGCCCTGCAGTTAGGGCTGCCGGAAACGGCAACAGAGAAAGAAATCAATGAGAAGCTGGCGCAGCTGAAAGCTATGCAGCAGGAGAACGAAACTCTGAAGGCGGAGAAACAGAAGCTGACCGACGCGCGCATCGTGCAGTTAGTCGACACGGCCATCGCGGAAAAGCGCTTAGAGGCGCAGCACAAGGAACAGTTTGTGAAGCTCGGCGCTCAGATCGGGGCTGATGAATTGGAAAAGACCTTGCAGGCTATGAAGCCGCAGGTGAAATTGTCGGCGGTACTGGGCCATCACGGTAGTGCCCCCGAAACGCCCGGCGAGAAGACCTACACGAAGCTCAGCGAGGTTCCGGCCGACGAGCTCGTGAAGCTGCGTGCCGAGAATGTAGAGGAGTATAAGAAACTCTACAAGGCCGAGTATGGCGTTGAATGTGAGCTTTAAAAGGTAAAAAAGTAAAAGAGTAAAAAGGTAAAGATTCATATAAAAAAACAAGAAAATGAGTAAAACGAAGAAATTGGTTATGAAACTGGCGGCCGCATTGCTGGTAAACGCAGTTGTTGGCGCCTTGATAGCGTCGCTGCTGGGCGTATCGCCCTGGATTGGCGCAGTGGTATTGAACGTCATCGCACTGGTGATAGGTTCGTCACTATCGAAGGATACGCTGCGTGTCGGCGTGTTCACAGAGATCTGGACTGGCGAGTTAGTGAAGTCGCTGCGCCGCGGGCTGGAAGGTTCGTGGCTGGACGGCGTTCCTGACAACTCGAGTATCGTGAATAACGACGTGATACACTTGGTAGAGGTAGGCGTGGATCCTGACGTACTGATCAACAATACTACATATCCCATTCCTCTGCAGGTATTGAGTGACAAGGACATCGCCATCAAACTGGACAAGTTTCAGACGAAGGTGACGCCGATTACCGACGATGAGCTCTACACTGCAAGCTATGATAAGATGGCGCGCGTCAAAGAGAGTCACGGCAATTCAATAAACGATTCGAAGTTCGCCAAGGCGGCACATGCCCTTTGCGCACAAAAGAACACGGCTAAGACTCCTGTGCTGAAGACCACGGGCGAGAAGGACGCCGCGACCGGTCGGGTAAAGATGACGGCAATAGATCTGCTGAACTTGAAGCGAGCGCTGGACAGTTTGGGCGTACCTTCGAAAGGTCGCCGCTTAGTGCTCTGCAGCGATCACGCGAACGACCTGTTAGAAATATCGCAGGCATTCAAGGAGCAGTATAACATTAATCGCACCGACGGCACTGTGGGCAGATTGTACGGCTTTGACATCTACGAGTTTGCCAACAACCCGCTGTATACCAAGGCCGGCGAGAAGAAAGCAGTAGGCTCCACCGCGGCTGCCGGTGAGTTCCAATGCTCTTTTGCTTTCTTCGCTCCGCGCGTGTTCAAGGCCACCGGCTCGACGAAGATGTACTACAGCGAGGCATCAACCGACCCGCAGAACCAACGTTCACTCATCAACTTCCGTCATTACTTTATCTGCATGCCAAAGGTGGCTGATGCCGGTGTTGTGATGATGAGCGATTACAACGCCTGAAAGGGATGAGCAAGGTGATGAAGTACTTAGTCATTCACTGCACGGCGACCCCTGAGGGGCGTGAGGTGAGCGCGGCTGAAATACGCCGCTGGCACACCGCGCCCCCGCCTGCCGGGCGAGGCTGGAAGCAGGTAGGCTACACGGACCTGGTGCACCTCGACGGACGCATCGAGCGTCTCGTAGACAACAACGAAGACGCGCAGGTGGATTCCTGGGAGGTCACCAACGGTGCCGCAGGCTACAACTCGGTATCGCGACATATCGTCTACGTAGGCGGCTGCGACAGTGCAATGAAGCCGAAGGATACCCGGACACCTGAGCAGCGTGAGGCCCTCAAGCGCTATGTCGAGGACTTCCATGAACGTTTTCCGCATATTAGGATCGTGGGGCATCATGACCTGAATCCCGGCAAGGCCTGCCCGAGCTTCGACGTTGAGTCGTGGCTTCGCGAGATAGGCATTCGGCAAACGTAACTTATTGATAAGACAGAACAATGGCAGACACGATATTCCAGATTCTGCAATGGGCAATCCCTTCGGGCGGTATCGGCGCTGCCATTGCCTGGATTGCGAACCGTCGCATCAGGACGGTGGAAGAGAAAAAGAAAGTGGAAGATACCTACAAGCAGATGTACGACATGGTGAGTGCGGAGCTTGTAGGGCTTCAGAAACAAAACCACATCAATTATGAAAAAATGGAAGAACTGCGCACCGAGAATGACAAGACTCGCCGGGCTCTCAATCGCCTGTCGCGGGCCATCGAGGCCATTCAGCTATGCCCTCATCGCGCTGCTTGCCCTGTCAGCGGTGAGCTGTCGATCGACGAAGACGGTGTTCGCGGAAAGTCGAACAGACTCAAGTCGCGTAATGAAGGAAAACACGCGGCAGACGAGCATCGCCAGGCGGTGGCAGGAACGGGTGACAGTGCCGGTGTCGAAAGTGACGCTAAGCGTAGCTGAAGACAGCCTCGCACTATTGCCCGCAGGCGCCGGTTACACGGCCCGCCGGGGGCAGGCGCACGTTAAAGTGGGACGACGGCAAACGGGCGACGGAAAGCCCGGGCGCATCATCATCGAAGCCGGCTGTGACAGTCTGGAAGTGCAATGCGCACGTTATGAGCAGCGCATCGAAACGATGCAATCGCGATTGACTGCTGCCGAGCGTGCACTAAGCACGCAGAAGCAGAAGATCAAGGAACGGCAACCGTGGGATATCAGAACGATTTTATACGCCTTTTTCACCGGGGTGGCGACCGGTATAGTATTAATTTTAATCATCAAAAAATATGGCAAAAAGTGTTTTAGACGGAACTAATCTCATACTGAGTGTTGGTGGTAAGGCCCTCGGCTTTTCGACGGGTTGCAAGGTGAGCACGTCTACCGAGACAGGCGAGCGCGTGACCAAGGAGGCTGCGAGCGGCAAGTGGAAGGAAAAGTACGTGAAGAGTTTCTCGGAGAGTATCTCGGCCGACGGCTGCGTGCTCACCGACGGCGATAGCGACACACCTACTTACGATCAGCTGAAGGATCTGATGCTCGCCGGCGAACCGGTAGATGCAGCCTACAACCTGCGTGAAGGCGACAAACGCACGGGTAAGGCTGCCGGTGGCTATAAAGGCAAGTATATCATCACCTCGCTGGAACTGGACGGCCCGGCAGGCGATGACGCCAAGTACAGCGTGAACTTAGACAATTGCGGTAAGGTGGACAAGCAGACGAACGGCTTGAGTGAAGCCGCGAAGCCCGGCGGCACCGGTCATTAATACGATCAGTACATGAAGAAGCAGATACTGAAACTGAAAGTCGGTGGCAGGGAATACCCCTGTCGTGTGACGATGGGCGCGATGGTGCGCTTCAAGCATGCTACGGGTAAAGACGTCAGCCAGCTTGACCAGGGCGACATCGGCGAGCTTGTGCAGTTTATCTATTGTTGTGTGCAGAGTGCCTCGAAAGCTGACGGCGTGACATTCGACACAGATTTCGAGACCTTTGCCGACCTGCTCGAGCCCGACAGCCTGACGGCCTTTTACGCCCAGGTGGGCGATGCCGAAAAAAAAACGACGGCGAAGTAGGCATCGAAGAACTACAAGGAATCGCGTTGGGGTGCATGGGAATGAGTTTTGATGACTTCTGCCGGTGCACCCCTTCCGAGTTTCAAGCAGTATGGGAACATTGGAATAAGTGGCAGGATCACAGCCAGCAGGCTGAATGGGAACGCTTGCGCATGGCATGTCTGTGCATCTTGCAGCCTTATAGCAAGAATACGCTTTCGGCCCGCGACGTGATGCAGTTCCCGTGGGAGGAAGACACAAAAGCAGCCCCCCGGGAGACCGTGAGCGATGAAGAGTTGAAGCGGCGCTATCGGGAAGCCAAACGGGCCGCCGGACTGAAATGAGGATTACTTATTTATGTCGGAGGACACCGACGCAGAAAAGAGCACCAAAGGTAAAGACCACAAGACAGGCTGCCACGGTAAAGACCGAGGCCACGGGGTGCTCGCTGATGAGCCTAAGAATGGGTGTCCAATGAATGGTCGACATAAATAGATTTTTATAGTTGATGGGACAAAGATAATAAAAAAAAGAGAAACGATGACAAAAGAAGTCAGTTTTTTAATCAAGATACACGATGACGGTGGTGCAAAGCGCGTTACCGCCAACGCCGAAGAGATGGGCCGTGTCATCCGGAGCGTCCAGGACGAGGCGGAACGATTGAAGCGCGATGTGCTGACCTGGTCGGAGGCCGCGCAAGCCGTCGGCGTGTTGCAGAACTCCATCAATGAACTGCGTGGCGTGTTGCAGGATCTGACCACAGCTTACCAGGTGCAGCTGGTTGCCGAGACCCAGCTGGATACCATCATGCGGCAGCGCATGAACAGCACGGACGAAGAGATACAGCATATCAAAGATTTGTGTTCGGCTCAGCAGGAATTAGGCGTTATCGGCGACGAGGTGCAGTTGAGCGGCGCCCAGCAGATGGCCACCTTCTTAAAACAGAAGGAGAGTCTGGACGTGCTGATACCGGCAATGAACAACCTCATCGCCCAGCAGAACGGCCTGAACGCGACCAACCAGGCCGCGGTGGGCATCGGCAACATGATGGGCAAGGCGATGCAGGGACAGACGGCCGTGCTGCAACGTGTGGGTATCACGTTTGACGAGGCGCAGGCCCGCGTGTTGCAATATGGGACCGAGAGCGAGCGCGCCGCCATGCTGGCAGAGGTGATAACGGCCAATGTGGGTAACATGAACGCCGAGTTGGCCAAGACCGATGCAGGAAAGCAGAAGCAATTAGAAAATACGCTGGGTGACATCAAGGAGAAGTTGGGAAGCATGGTGCAGGGGGCGATGCCCTTTGTCACGATTACGGCGCAGGCCATGATCTGCGTCGCAGGTTGCGTGAAGCTGATTACCTCCCTAAGGGCATTGGGCGCCGCGTTCAGCCTGACGGCCATCAAAGGAACTGTTCTTGCGGCGCATGAACGGGTGGTGGCAGCCGCACAGGCCATACTGGCGACCAGCGGCTACACGGCAGCCGGCGGTACGGCCGCTCTGGCCCTTGCCGTTACAGCCCTCTATACCGCGCTAACCATGGGGCTTTCGGTGGTGATAACAGCCGTTATCGGGTTGTTCAGTTCCATGAGCGACGAAGCCGAAGACGCTGCTGAAGGTGTAGATCACCTGAAAGAGAGCGAAGACGCCTTTTCGCAGGCTTCGTCGAATGTACGAGCCGAACTTGATTTGGAAATCAGCCGCCTGGCTTCGTTGATTCACAATCACGAGAACGCCTCCAAGAAAGTGTCGGAATTGAACAAAAAATATGGCGAAAGTTTCGGTTATCACCGCACGGCGGCCGAGTGGTACGACACGCTGATTGAAAAGAGCAAGGTTTACTGTGCACAGATGGGCTATGAGGCACAGGCAAAGGTACTTTCATCGCAGATAGCAGCGGCACAGCTCGAGAAGGAAGCCAAGGAAGCCGAGCGCCGGCTGTTGGGTCAGCAGTATATGGACAGCAAGGGCTCGGTGCATTATAACTGGGAGAATACGAAGGACGGCAAGGACTACTACACCAGGTTAGGCAGCGATATCAACGATATTACCTCGAAAATAAACGGCTTGCAAAAGCAGTATGATTCGGCTATTCGCCACATGGTGGATGCGCAGAAGCAATTAGACAGGTCGCGCAAGTCAACCAAGTTGGTAGGAAACAATCTGAAAGATTCTACTACCGAAGAACTCAAACAGGCTATCGATGAGAAGCAGCAAGAAGTCGGCAGGCTGAAAGGGGACGCTACCGCAGAACGTCAGCGCTTGAACCGGGAAATCGGACAGATGCAGAAAGAAGTGAACCGACGCGACGCGATAAACAAACGCGAGCAAGGAGTCCCGAGTGGTAAGAAGACCGGAAGCACGACTAAGACGGAAAAGCCTGTAAAGGTAGTTAAGACCCTTGATGATGTGGCTAAGAACGTGGCCTATTACGAAGCACAATTGAAGAAGACCGATAAAGCCGACACGGAAAAGATACAGAAGCTGTCCCGACTTATCGCGAAATACAAAGAGCTGGGTGCGGCAATACAAACGGAAATAGCCGAAGTGCAGCGCCCCAAAGAACTGGATAGTTTAGAAAAAATAGACGCGGAAATACAGCGTCAACAGCAGCTGCGCAAGAAAGCCGGTAAGGAGCAGCTGACGACGATAGATAACGAAATCAAGCGTTTGAACGCGCTTCGAACCGCATTCGAGGACAGTTCGCATGTAGGTCTACTCCGCGATGAGATAACGACTTACGAACAGCTTGAAAGCGAGATAGCCTTTTATACGAAAAAACTCAAGACCGCGACGGACACCGAGCGCGTGGAAATTCAAAAGCAGATCAACGCGCTTAATGACCTGAAAAAAAAGTGGGACGAGACGCTTGCCGACCTGAAGGCTCCCGAGGACATCGGTCGCCTGAACACAATAGAGAAGCTCGACGAAGCCATCACCTATTATCAAGCGAAGCAGAAAAAAGCCACGGGCGCGGAGATAAGCGCCATCGGTGAGACCATCACGGCGCTGGAGCGGAAGCGTGAGGCGCTGACACGGCTGACGCGCCTGCCGGAATTGCGTGCCGAGACAGTGAAGCTGAACGGTCTTGGACAGAAGGAGCTGAAGCTGGAGTTGAAGGTGATGGGTCTCGACGGCATCAAAAAGCGCATCAAAGAGCTTCAGGACATGCTCGCCGACACGAAGAACCCGCTGGATAACAGTCAGCGTGCCGAGGTGGAAAAGCTCATCGGTAGTTACGACGACTATGCAAGAGTACTGCAGAAGAGTGACGCGCGCGTCGAAGATTTATGGGGCAATACGAAAGGTATTGTGGGTGGTATCTCGTCGATGACGAACGCTTTGGAAAACGGGCGTGGCGCGTGGGAAACCCTTATGAGCGTGGTAGACGGGGTTATACAGACCTTTCAGGGTATCATGAACGTGGTGGAGATTGTCAAGGCGCTGACAGGTGCGACGCAGATGAGCGCGGCTGCCGGGCAGGTGAAGGCCGCAACGACGGCAAGCGAAACCGCTGCCACGACGACGCATACGGCCGCCACGGCCGCTGATACTGCCGCGACGATTACGAATACGGCCGCCAAGAGCGGCGAGGCTATAGCCGGAGCCACGGCCAGCGGCGCGAGGATGCCTTTCCCGCTGAATATCGTAGCTATTGCCGCAGGTGTGGCCGCCGTGGTAGCTGCGCTGGCCTCCATCAGCGGCGCGTTCGCAAACGGCGGTATCGTAGGCGGCTCATCGCCCAGCGGTGACAAACTGCTGGCCCGCGTGAACTCGGGAGAAATGATCTTGAACGGCGCGCAGCAGAGCCGGTTGTTCCGCTTCATTAATGGTGTTACACCGTTTGCCGACGGTGGCCTCGTCTATGGCCCGACGCTGTCGATCATGGGCGAATATGCCGGGGCGCGATCGAACCCGGAGGTGATAGCACCGCTGAGCAAGCTGAAATCGCTCATCGGTGACAGCGGAGTCGGCGGCGGACGCTTGGAAGCCCGGTTGCGCGGCCGCGACATCGTGATGGCCCTGGCTAACGAGACACGAATCAGCAGACGCAAGACGAACATCAGGCTCTGAAAAGTCGAAAAAAAGTAAAAAGGTAAAAAAGTAAAAAGGTAAGAATGTATATACACGGACACTTTTATAACGAACAGAGCGAGCGCATCGAGGTGCATATCGTGACTCATAACGACCGCACACAGGAGCTTGAAATCGGTGCTGCCGGCAGCGGCATCAGCTGGACGGACGATCCGGTGGAGATAGAAAGTCAGGTTAGTGACACGTTTGACGTGTTGCTGAAACATCAAGCTACCGTAAGGCTGCTGGTGAAGAACTTCACCCCTGATTTCTTTTGCGCCTCCTGCCGCGACGCGGTCATCAATATCTATCGCGATGGGGAGTGTCTGTTCGCCGGATTTATCGAGCCGCAGACTTACTCGCAGCCTTACAATGAGGAAGAAGACGAGATAGAACTGAGCTGCCTTGACGTGCTGACGGCGCTACAGTACACCAAGTACCGGAATGTGGGCAGCTTGGGCGTGCTCTACAGTATCGTTAAGTCTGAAGCCAAGCAACGCAGTTTCTACGAAATTATAACCGGCATATTGGACGGCATAACTGACACTATCGACATTGTTGGCGGGCAGCCTATCCGTTATTTGTATGACGGCAGCAAAGCCATTAACGAAAGCGAAAATCGATATACTATTTTTAAGCAGCTCGCTATTTCAGAGTTACTGTTTTTAGGAGCTGAAGAAAATGATGTCTGGCAACAGGACGGAGTATTGGAAGAAATCTTGCGCTACCTGAACTTGCATATCGTACAGGAAGGCTTTGTATTTTATATTTTCTCGTGGGAATCGGTGAAGACCGCAAACCCGCAGGTGTGGCGCAACATCATAAACGGGCAGACTATTACGACGGCGTTTAAGACAATCGCAATAAATAACGGTAACGTCGCCGATTGCGGCACGACTATAAGCGTCGGTGAGGTTTATAACCAATTACTTTTGACTTGTAAAACCGAGCGTATAGAAAACGTTATAGAAAGTCCGTTGGACGCCGATTTACTGAAGTCGCCGTTTTTTTACTGGCAGAAGTATTGTACCGAGTTTTCTGCCGACGGCGAGGGAAAAAGAGCGAGCAGGGCTTTTAAAGCGATGTGCAAAAATCAAGAAACAAATTATAGTGAAGGACGCATCACGGACTGGTTTGTGCAAGTGATGGCAAATAGCCGATGGAAATTTCCGAAGAACGGCAATCAAGCCGAAGATCTCACAACTCTGTTTGGTACAGGCACCAATCAACAAGCATTGCCCAACTGGTTAGGCGCGAATCCCGGTGCGGCAATATTATCTATTGGCAGCGTTGAAACAAATACGGCAAAAAATGACAATCGCCCTTTGGCAAAAATCAACATGTCAAAATATTTGGTTGTCAGCGTTAATGGCAATGGTAAAGATGGGGAAAAAGACTGTTATCCCGGGGTCGCGGACATCAAGGCTAATATCCCATACGCCGTATATACAGGCAACCGCGCGGGTGGCAACTTCTCGCCGTCAGATGATGACACGATTAACTATATTGTTATATCAGGTAAGATAGTGCTTAATCCGCTTATGGACATGACCGGACCATATAAGTTTTTACACAACACGGAAAATTGGAATAGTATTTCGTTTATACTGCAATACAAAACCGTGCCCAGCCGGGACAATAAGGACGGCAGGTATTACACACGAAAATATTGGAAAGCAAGCTCACCGAGAGAGACCGCGCAATGGGATGAAAGCACGGATTACGGTTTGGTGCCGTTCACAGGCAAAGGACCTGAATTATACGAATTCGAATATAGCGCGGTAGGTGACGGCACCGATACCGTTTCTAAGATATCGGTATTGGCATGTATGTTGATTATCGGTGACAAGTGCGTAGTGGAATCCGGCACACAAGGCAGGTTACCGATTTTGTTTGGAAAACATATAAGACGCGTGAGCAATGCGGCAGTGATGATGAGTATTACCAGCAATGCTTTTATATAGGTTTTGATCCTAAGATCGGTGACAAACTTGTCGGTACAGAGTTTGATATACAAAACAACATCGATTACACGATGGGTATCGAAGCGGAAGGTATAGCAATTCCTGTCCGGAAGGGCGATAAGGTTAACGGGCAAGTTAAGTTTATGATTTTAGGACCGGTTAACGCGGTATGGGACAAAATCACACGGCGGCATCCTACTTTTTTCAGACATACGAAATGGGGTAAAGAATCAATACCACTTCTTGCTCATGTCAGTAACATCATGGTTAAGCAGTTCGAAGTTAAGATCTATAGCAACAACGGATTGATTAACAACATGGATGATAATGATATTATCTATATGAGCGATACCCGCGAAGAATTCATCAACAAAAAAGACGATATAGAATTTAAGATAAACTCGGCCTTGACGGCGGAGGAGCGTAAAGATTTAGGAGTTGTAAACTCTGTGAACCTTTCAACGCCGCAGAACATCGCGACCAAGGAGGGTATAATAAGGATTTATGACTATGTCAAAAAAGAACAAGCGAAGCCTGAACAATTATACGTAGACAGTTATTATAGAGAATATCACGCGCCTCGAGTCCTAATGAGGCAGAAACTGATAGATAAAGGCGGGATAGTAAATCAATTCTATCATTACGCGCACCCGGCATTGAATAAGGTATTTTTCGTTCAAGGAATCAGCCGCAATTTGACAGAAGGCTGCGCTGACTTGACAATAAAGGAAATTGACAAATGATTGACGTAAAGGTTATAAAGAAGCTCAAAGGCACGGCTGGCGGCAGCAGTTCTGCCGGCATAGGACCTGGTGCGGATAACGTTGCCCGGGAAACAAGACACGCGGCCCGTGCAGACAAAGCAGAACACGCGGAGTTAGCTGAATACGCTAATCGTGCAGGCTACGCAACGCGCGCGGAATTTTCAAAAGAAGCGCAGACGGTATCTGAAGACAGCGATATTTTCGATAAATTTCTACGAAAGGATATCGCAGACGCGGCGCGGGAGTTGATCACCTTCCTGAAGGGTATTGCGTTTCAGGGCGGATATGGCATCGACGGTGAGGGCAAGGCGAAGTTGCTCTCGCTGATCGTCAGCGTGCTGCAGTCTGCCGACTTCGACGAGCACTCGCAGGCCGGCTTCGGAATCACGCGTCGCAAGGACGGTAAGTATCAGCTGTCCATAACGGATCTGATTGTCTGGGGCAGGGCGATCTTCAACGAGCTGGAGATAAGGAAGCTAAGCTACGTCGGCGGGAATATGGTGTTTTCCTCCTGCGGCACCAAGATAACACGGGTGGAGACGGTGGATGCGGACGGGCATGTTACTACGGACGCGGAACGGCGTAAGGCCTACCGCTGCTATTTCTTTCAGGACGACGGCACGACGGCCACGACGAACCTGTGGAAAGTGAACGACCAGGCGCGCTGCCGGACATTCAACATCAAGCCCGGCAAGTACGATGGAGTCTCCAACCGCAGCTATTGGCGCAGGGTAACCGCCGTGGGCGAGGACTACATCGACCTCTCCCGGGACGACTGCGAGCAGGGCTCCGACATGCCGGCAGCAGGCGATGCCCTCGTGCAGATGGGCAACCGCACGGACACCGACCGCATGTCCCTTATTTATGTCATTGTCAATGGCGACGACGCACCGGCGATAATATGGTACGACAAGGTCAACTCTTACACGCTGGAGAACAGACGCACGGCCATTATTTCGCCGAAAGAGGTGATGTTCTCGTCGCAGATGTTCAAGCTCTTGCCCGTAAGCGGTGAGCCCGTTTCCATCGTGATCGACCGCGGACGGTGGCAGAAAGAAGGGGAATACGCCTACTACGAACGGGTGTCGCACCTCGGGTCGCTGTGGCTCTGCGTGGCCCCTCCGGGCATCACCGTCACCTCAGAGCCATCGGACGGCAACAGCGAATGGCAGAAGCAGGTAAGCAAGGGCGACGACGGCGATAGCCCCATCGTGCTCTCCATCTTCACCGACTGCGGCAACTTCATCCGCAACGGGCAAGGACAGGTGACGCTCACGGCCGTCGTGACCCGCGGGGGCGAGGACATCACCGCCACGTTTTCCTCCGCGGCTTTCTCGTGGATACGCAGTAGTGACAACGCCGAATATGACAAGGCGTGGAATATCAGGCATGAGTGTTTCGGAAACACCGTGACCGTCAAGGCGGAAGATATATTCAAGCGGGCAGTGTTCGAGTGCATTCTTGAAAGTTAGAAACAAAAACATAAATTCAATATAAAAATAAGACTCATCATGGCAACAACAGCAAGGAACCAAATTACCATCGTCGACCTCAACGACGCCAAGAGCGTACAGGTGTATTTCACGGCCACACAGGGCTTCTCGCAAGGCTACAACCCTGACACGCATCAGTTCAGCCCGAACTACTCTTCGTCGAACAACGTCATCACCCCAAAGGTGTACGAGACGGGGGACGCGAACGACCACCTCGCACGGTGCTCGAACGTGAAGTACACCATCGGTGGAACGGCCTACACGGCAAGTTCAAGCAACGCCTCTTACACGGTCAACGCCAACGGCACGCTGACCGTCAAGGCTAATCTTAACGCTAATCTCAACGTAACGTTCGAGGCGGACTACACCGACGAGGACAACATCGTCTCGAAGATAGGTAGCACGTTCACCATTATCCGCAACGAGAGCAGCGGAGCTCTCTTTCAGGTGGTACTCACCGCCCCAAAAGGCAACATTTTCGACAAGTCCGTGCCCGGAGACCTCACCGTGCAGGCACAGGCCGTGCGTGGCGGTGTGAAGGACGACACGAACGTCGCATACAGCTTTCAGCAGTTCGATATCGCATCGGGCAAATGGGTACCCGCAGCTTCGGGACGTGCAAACGGCAAAACGCTGACCGTAAAGCCTGATGACGTACTGAACTTCCAGACGTTCAAGTGCGTTGCAACCGATGCGGGCGGTACTGACAAGGCGGCCACAGCCGAAGCCCTCATCACGTTCGAGGACAAGACCGATCCGTACACTCTTGAGCTGTACTGCCCCACGGGCGACAAGATTGTTAACGGTACGGGCTCAACTACCGTCAACGCCCGCGTGTGGCAGGGCGGCAACAAGATTGAGGACGAGAACACTCCGGCGGCAAGCCGTAAGTTCAACTACTCATTTGCAAAGTTCGACAAGGACGGCAAGCCGCAGAACTGGAACGGTACGACCTCGAACGTCAAGACCGGCAACCCTATTACCGTGCTTGCCGCAGAGGTGAACACGAAGACCACGATAGTATGTGAAATCTCAAAGAAATAGACAATGATTGTAGCACGGGCGCAAATTACCATAGCGGGCGTGAAGGACGGGCAGGATGTAAACGTCTTCGAAATCAGACCTGACACGCAGGTCGTCAAGCCCACGGATATTAAACATGACAGCGATGTAATCACGGTTCGCGTAACACGAAGCGGGCCTAAATTTGCCGGCAAGGATTGTATCCTTGAGCTTAGTACAGTGGAAAAGGGGTACAGCGGGATTGATTTAATACTCGTTACACCAAAGGTGTTCTGGTGGGCGCCAGATTATTCATATTTCACACTAAGAGCTCGCACGATACAGCAGTATGGTACTGTGTTTATAAAGGTTTCGTGCGCAGGAGAACACAGGAACACACGAATATCCTGCGTATCGGACGGGCAGGATGGCATGGCTGCTACATCGTCAGCTGCTCTCCTTCTGTGGCCGTATTTAATACCGATAAAAACGGCATCCTCCTTGCTGACGTCGGTGTAGCGATAGATGTGAAGCAAGGGGAGCGTGACGTCAACGTTAGCGGGAAGATTTCGGTAGTTGGAGCTATGAATTTCACAAAGGCCGAGGCGAGGTGGGTGGAAATATGGTAACATTAAGAAAAGCAGGAGTAGCAATGCAAACGGTGACGAACAACGGCATTGCTACTACGCTGCCCTGTACGTCTGCCGCTGTGGAATTGAGAATAGAGGTTGGGAGTGGCATCACGCTGGCCTATACGATACCGATTGCTGTTAATATCAGTAAGTTTTTAAGTTCGACATACTCTGATCTGAAAGGATTTCATCGTGAATTTACAGAGTTTAAAGGGTCGGAAAGAAATCTGAACGAGTTTAGATCCGGAATCTTACAGACCGCAAGGCAAATCAGCACCGAAGTATCCGAGAAAGCTCTGGGGGCCGTGAACCTGCTGAAGGATTCTGAGTTAAAGCGCTTAGATTCAGTCAGCGTCAGATGGCCACATCTGAATGTCTGTGTAGTCAAGAATAGAGGCTACAACGGCACAAACGCTATGCGTGTAAACCTGTTGGGAATTACGGGCGACGACACGAACTATAATGGCTTATTTTGGAGCGGAGAACATGTCGTTAAAATTGAGAAAGGCGCCACCTATACTTTTTCCTTCCTTGCCATGTCACCAGATCCGGCAAAGGTAGAAGGTGTATGGAGTGAAATAATATTCTGGGACAGTCCGAGCGGAGGTCGGAAATCGCAGATCACTTCAATGAATATAATAGAACAGCTGACTGCGTCTTACAAGCTGTTCATGCAGACCTTCACCATTCCTGAGACCGCACAATACGAGTATATCGAGATTACGCTGTTTTCTCTAAGAAACGGCGAAGTGTATTTTTCCCGGCCTTGTCTTGCAAAAACAGACGTCTATGTCGGCTGGAGCAGAAGTAAAGATGACAAGGAGCGCATTTGTGGTAATCTTCTTGATGGGACGAAGAAGTTTGACGGTCCTAAATTTCAGACACAGGGAACGCTTGTGCCGAACGGACACGGAGACTTTACAACCTTGCAAAACGCGACCCTATGCCGCTATCTGTTCAGCCCGGGCGAAATAAAAGCGAACACTGACTATATGCTGTCTGCGTGGATTAAGAACGCAGAGAATGTGGATATTACTTTCCGAGATTGGACCCACGCGGTGGCGTCCTGTCTGTTGACAGAGAACTCGGACGGACAGTTCGTTACGGATTCATCGCAGGCAAAGAACGGTTATTCGCAGCTTTCTCCTCACGCTGGCTTTACAAGGATCTGGGTGCATTTCAGAACCGCCGCGTCCGTGCCGGCACAGATAGCTCTTATTATCGCCGGCGGAAAGATCGAGCTGTACGGGCTGAAATTAGAAGAGGGCGCGGAAATGACGGACTGGACGGAAGAGAAAGAAACGCTAACGTTCTCGCTGAAAGATTTCAAATCGTATGTCAGGCAGACTGCAAGGGAGGTTGAGATAAACGTAACGGACGGGGTGAATAAAGCAGGATTGAAGTTAGGCGCAGATGGCGGTTTTACTGCCACGGGAAAAAACTTCAAATTTCAGGACAGTAACGGCAATACGCATCTTGCGCTAACAGAAGATGGCAAGATGAAGGCAGAGGTCATCGAAGCCGACAAGGTAGTCGCCACCGGCATTCAGAGTAAGACTATTGACGCGAAGAATGCCACGTTTGAGAACGTAAATCTCAGAGGAAATTTAGAAGGCGTGAGCGGGTCGTTTCGTTACTTAAAATGCGTTAACGCGCGCGGGGAAACGGTAGCGACATTGAGATTCAGCCAAGACGGCAAACTTGAAATCACCGGCGGGGATTTTCAAATGCAAGGCTTGAAGGACGAAAGAGCCTTGCGCTTCCTGGCTTCAGACATTTGGTGCCGCGGGGCGTTCGGACATCATCAAAGGACTTGTGCCGTAATAAGAAATGGTATCATGCACGTGTATGTCGGAGTTGGGGGAACAGACGGAATAAGGGTCAGATTGCCAACAGTGAAGCTCACGTCAGGCGAAACGGTTTACGAAATCCCGATGTACGGCCCCGGAACCAAAGGTATCCTCGGCGATTTTGGCTCGTTAGTTAACCCTAAGGACCAAGCCTGGCAGGTGCTCCGATCGATTTAGTCGTGTTTAACTGCACAGCGAACTACCTATATTCATTCACGGCGCTCGGAGAAGGGAAAGAGTGGACTGTCATAAACGGTAATGACGACCAGTCTGTTCGGGTTGTCGATATTGGCGGTTGGAGAACAGTTCTGGGAGGTGAGGTCTCTAACTACTTCTACGTTAATCCCACCTGGCTTACCCCTGTCAGCGCCGCCGGCAGTCTCGGCCGCGGCGTGTTCCATGCCGGTATCAGCGACTTGAACTGGCGATGAGGTATAAATTGTATGAAGACAAAAAAGATCGGATAAAATCAAGTAATAGAAAGGTAAAAATGGTCGTGGAGAGAAGAAAAGCCCCCGGCCTGTCAATAGTCATCTCACCTACATATTAACACTACGAGCGAACTCGCACGACCGGGGGCCAATACCCTCATTCGCGAGTTCGCTCTTTTTTATATGTAAGTGAGATTTTGCAAAGATACGAAATATTGTGATAATGAAGATAATTGAGATTGTAAAAATTAACAGGGAACTTCTGAAAAACCTGCGTACGGCAGGAGTGAGAATGAAAGATATGAAATATATAGACCTCTACACCGAGTACCAAAAACTGAAAGGTGACGGTGAAAAAGTGTCCTATATTGTAGCCTTGCTGGCCAACCGCTATCACGTGAGCGAGCGCACCGTGTATAGCCTCATTAAACGACTCGGCAGTGAGTGTAACCTATTTGCAGTGTGAATAAGTGGAAAGAGGCTTCTGTCTAACAGGAGATGTCGACCTTTGCCGGCAACTAAAACAATAAAAACAATGAGAAAACAATATCTTTCCGCACCGCTGCCTTTCCAAGGGCAGAAGCGCATGTTTGCTAAGGAGTACATCAAGGCACTCCGGCAGTTCCCTGACGATACAACCTTTGTGGACTTGTTCGGAGGCAGCGGTCTGCTGTCCCATATCGCCAAGTGCCAGAAACCGAACTCCACCGTTGTGTATAATGATTTTGACGGCTATCGCAGACGGCTGGAAGCCTTGTCACAGACAAATGCCCTGCTGGCAGAACTGCGGGCGATAGTGGACGTGCCACGCCATAAGGCCATTGTGGGCGCACAGCGTGAGCGTGTGCTGTCCTGCATACGCAAGCATGAGCAGGATTACGGATATGTCGACTACATCACGCTGTCCTCATCCATCCTCTTTTCGATGAAGTATGCCACCGAGTATGCAGGCTTGGAGAAGGAGACCTTATATAACAACATCAAGGGGGTGGATTATCCACCCTGTGAGGATTACCTTGACGGACTGACCATTACCTCCTGTGATTACAAGAAGGTGTTTGAGCGTTACAAGAATGTGCCTGGCGTGGTGTTCCTCGTTGATCCGCCCTATCTGAGCACAGACATCAAGACCTACAGAATGTGCTGGAAATTGTCCGACTACCTTGATGTGCTGACTATCCTCGCCGGACATCGCTTCATTTACTTCACCTCAAACAAATCTTCCATAATCGAGCTTTGCGAATGGATTGGCAAGAACAAGCTCATAGGCAACCCCTTTGAGAACTGCCGATGCCAAGAGTTCAATGCCCACATGAATCACAATGCGTCCTATACGGACATCATGCTTTATACTGACGTCGCTTGAATAACATTCTAATACCGTTTGAACGATGAACAAATACTATCAGATGCTGAATAAGATACTGAAGCAGGGAAAGGTTCAGACCAACAAGAAAGGTAATATCCGTTACCTCCTCAATGAACAACTGTCTTTATCTCCCGCCGATCTGCTCGATATATTCGAGAGCCACGGCATTGCGAGAAGGAAACTGAGAAATGAACTGCAGCTGTTCATGCAAGGCGAGCGGCAGGTGGAGAAATATCGTGAGGCTGGTATTAACTGGTGGGACTATTGCGGAAGCGTGCTGGTGAACAGCTATCCGACCTACTTTGAGAAGCTCCCGCCGCTGATAACGAAGATAAACTGCGAGAAGCGCAACTCAAAGAATTATGTGCTGTTTCTCGGTGAGACAGGTGCGGAAAGCAATCAGGCTCCATGTCTGAGCCTTGTGCAGTTTCAAATAGATGAGGGGGAACTGGTATTGTCTGCCTATCAGAGGAGTAGCGATGCAAACCTTGGGCTCCCTGCCGATATATACCACCTTTATCTTATGGCACGGCAGATAGATTTACCTCTGAAAAACATAACCTTGAATCTTGGAAACATCCACATATATGAGAACAATATAGACCGCACCAAACTGCTGCTTGATGGTGACGAGAGTGTGAAGTTCGACTTGAATGTCTGA